GAACATTTTATTTATAGAAGATGGATTGAATCATGCAACAAAGAAATTAAAGTTCAAGGGCATAAAGTAATTGTATCAGATCATGAAGATGTTGAACACATACATACAACATATCATACAGCAGAGCAATTAGGATATCTATCTGAAGGGTGGGTAAAGAAAGCAAACAGAACAAAGACTTCAAACTTCAAACATTATTATCATAATTATATTGGGGGTTGGTTAGACAAAGCAGAAGGAGTAATATATGAAAATTGGGAACGTGGTAAATTTGATGATTCATTACGATATTGCTATGGTCTTGATTTTGGTTTTCATCCAGATCCGACTGCATTAATTAAGGTTGCTGTTGATCTTAAATCAAAGATCATCTATTGTAAAGAAGTATTATATAAAACAGAACTTTCAACTGATGCAATCATTGATCAATTGCGAAAACTTGTTACAAAAGATGATTTAATTATTGCAGACAATTCAGAAAAAAGATTAATATTCGACATTAGAAAAAAGAATTTCAACATTCATCCTTGTATCAAAGGAGCAGGTTCAGTAAAGAAAGGCATCAAAGATATACAATCATTTAAAATAGTTGTAACAGATGATTCATTTAACTTGATTAAAGAGTTAAACAACTATGTATGGAATGATCGTAGATCAGGTATTCCTGTTGATGATTATAATCATTTGCTTGATTCATTACGTTATGCATTTGATAGATTGAACAGAAAACAAATATTCGTTGGCTAAAAAAAAATAAAAAAAACTTCATAAAAGTTTTGAATATTCAAATATTGTAGTATCTTTGAAGAAACATTTAAACAATTAATCATGAAAGTAAATATTAAAGTTTATACAGAAAACGGAGAAAAGCATTTTATTCAAGATGTAGATTTTAATTTAATTAAATTTAACGTAGTAAAAACAAATTATGATGGTACATATACTATGAAAAATGGTGATGTAGTAGAAATAATTAAATAATCAAACAATTAATCTTATCAATTATGAAGAATGAAGCAAAAAAAACAATTGAAAAACTTGAAGAAATAGTCAATTTTTTAGAAGAAGATGGAGATATTAATGATGATCAAAGCATTGAAATCTTTAACAAATTAGAAGAAATAAAAAAATTAATTAATATTTAAACAATTATCAATCATGACTGAATACACATATTTAAAAGATACAAGAATGTATGAATTAGATCGATTAAGAAAATTAAATCTAACATACGAACAAGCAATAAAAAAATTTGATGCTGATAAAAAACCATGGATGAATCTTAATTCAGCAGAACAAGATTTAATTATTGAATTATTAAAAGAAAAAAACAAGTAATCATGAGAACATTTAAATTTACTTATAGAATCGAAAAAGAAACTTGCGAACATAAATACACAGCAATAATAAATGAAACTTCATTTTGCATGGGGTTTGATCTTTTAAGAGATGCAAAAAACTTTATTAAATCAGGTCAATTTGCAATATATGAAGCAATTGAAAATTATAAATTAGATGAAGATATAAGAATTATTGATGAATATAATAATACATGGGTTGAACCTGTTGATACTAAGATATATTTATATGATGCTGAATTATCAACTGATGAACGAACAGCAAAATTTGAAAAACAATACCCTGAATTAATTGCAAATGAAATTAATATTACAAATGATCATATGCTTCATTTGATTTCTTCAAATGTATATGCTGAACCTGTTGATCATTTACGATCATAAACGATTTAAGCAACTCAATTACTTAAAGCATGATTATACATCATGCTTTTTTTTTATGCTGTTACAGATAAGCAAAGCATCTTATAAGCATCTTATAAGCATCTTAAATTGATTGATCATGTTAAAAACTTTATTAACATAAAGAAAACAAAGATTAAAATTTTATGTTATTTTGTTGAAATTGTTTAAAATGTAATCAAATGATTTTAAGAAATGGCAGATAACAAAGGATTATTCAATAGATTATTCAATAGAAAATCATATTCCTTTTCAGCATCACAATTAATCGGTACACTTAATACAGATATAAATAATCACAATCAAGCGAATGTATCAGAATTAGTAAATGAAGGTTATGCATCTGTATCAGATCTTTATTCTATTGTTAGAAAGATTGCTCAAACAGGAGCATCAATGCAACTACAAGTATTTAAAATTGTAAATGATGAATATGAACTTCAAGAATCAGGAGAATTATTTGATCTAATATTACAACCAAACAAGAATCAGAATCAATACGAATTTAAAGAAAATGCATTAACAAATTTACTTGTATCTGGTAATATATTCATGACAGGTACAGAGTTTGTAGGATTCGGAGATGTTTATAAATCAATTGAACTACTTGCACCACAATATGTTGATATTCAAGTATCAACATCATCAGATGGTATTGATGTCGTTAATTATGTATATCAATTAGATGCATATTATAAGAAGTTAGATCCTGAATATATGAAGCACATAAAGTATATAAACCCAACAGATTTTGGTGTTCAAACAGGGTGGGGATTGTCTCCAATTCATGCTGGTTATCTTGCTATGAAATCAGCAAGGGATTTAAATATAGCTGAAGCATCTATTCTTGCTAATAAAGGAGCATCAGGTATATTAACTAATAAAGGAGATTATCCACTTGATTCTGATGAAGCAGAACAAATACAGAAAGCAATTGATAAACGTATATCAGGTGCAAGAAAATTTGGAAAGATAATAGCCACCAATGCATCTGTTGAATACATACAAATGGGAATGAGCCCTTCAGATCTTCAATTGATAGAATCAGGAGTGGTAAAACTCAGGCAATTATGCAATCTTTATGGTGTTGATTCATCTTTATTTAATGACCCTGCAAATAAAACGTATAACAATCGTAAAGAGGCGACAAAGTCATTATATACTGAAGCAGTAATACCTTCATTACAGAAATTTGTTTGGGGTTTAAATGAATTTATTGTACCTGCATACAATAAAAAAGATAATGCGAACTATAAAATAAGCATTGATAAAAGTAAAATACCAGATCTTTATGAAGATCAGAAACTTAAAGCAGATGCAGATTATAAAGTTGCTGAAGGGTATGTAAAAATATTAGAATCAACTATTACAGATGAACAAAAAATTAAATCATTAATGTATGCATATCATCTTACTGAAGATGAAGCATTAAATATTGTAGGAGATGCCAGTACCGAATAATACCGAAGATAGAGAATCATTTATTGAAAGATGTATGGCAGATGAAGAATCGAATGCAGATTTTCCAGATACTGATCAAAGATATGCATTTTGTAATTCACAATGGGAAAACAAAGATAAAAACAATGTTATGAAAACAGGATATAAAAATAAAGTATCAAATCTTGCAGTAAAAGAAATTGATATTGAATCAAGAATTGTAAAAGGTTATTTTGCATCATTTAATAATGTAGATTCTGATGGTGATTCTATCATGAAAGGAGCATTCAACAAATCTATTAAAGAACATGGAGCAGAATCAACATCAAACAGAAAAATATCCCATTTAGCTTTTCATGATGTTACCCGTCCTGTGGGAGTAATCAAAGTATTAAAAGAAGATGATAAAGGTTTATATTTTGAATCAGAACTTGGTACACATGATGAAGGCAACAATGCTTTAAAGATGTACAAAGATGGTATCATTCGTGAACATTCAATTGGCTTTAATTACATAAAAGATAAAACCCAATTCATTGAAGTAAATAAAGATGATACTGATAATGATCTTATAAAGAACATTGGAGGGTATTGGAAATTGCATGAGGTTAAACTATGGGAAGGATCATTTGTTACATTCGGGGCAAACTCAGAAACTCCTAATTTATCTGCAATCAAATCAAAAGAAGATATTGATAATGAACTTGATCAACTTAAACAAAGAATGGAAATATTTGTTAAAGCATTGAAAGATGGTAATTATTCAGAAAAATATAGTCAACTTTTTGAAGTTGAATTATTACAAATACAAAAATCCTATGAATCACTTATTACATTTGAGCCGTTTATAAAAACACTTGAACAGAATAAGACAGATGAAAATGGTACTGATCATCAAAAATTGATGATTGAATTATTAAAAACTATTAAAATTTAATCAAGTGGAAGAAATTAAAAAAACCATTGATGAAATTAATTCAAGGATTGAAGAAAAAAATAATGATATCCAAGAATCTATTTCAGCCAAGGCATCATCTGAAGATGTTGATGCATTGAAGAATGAATTGAATGAATTAAAAGCAATTGCAACAGAACAAGGTGAAGCACTTGCCAACTTCAAATCATTAGAAGAAAAAAGATCAAATACACCATTAACATTTTCAGATGCAATACGTTCTGCTGTTCTTGATAACATTGATAAAATCAAAGCAGTAAAAGGAGGATCTGCAAGAGGTACAGGTGTTATTGAAGTAAAAGAAGTTACATCTGCTGATGTAATTGATTCAACTGCATCATATTATATAGCAGGAATCGGAAAACAACCTGTAAGAAGAATATTTTTAGATGGTTTATTTGCTCATGGTTCTGTTGGTTTTGAAAGTGGAGGAACAATTACATATTGGGATCAAAACTCTTTATCAAGAGATGCTGCCAATGTTGCTGAATGTGGTACAATACCTGAATCAGATATTGATTGGAAAGAATATTCAGTTACATTTACAAAAGTTGCTGATAGTATTCCAATTTGTAATGAAGCCATGGAAGATTATGCATTTATTGAAAGTGAAGTAAAGAATTTTTTACTTGAAAATGTATTGCTTCAAAATGATGTAAATATTCTTGCAGGAGTAGATGCTGCCGCACAGACTTGGGTTGCCGGTGCATTTGCAACAGCAATCAACGGAGCTACAATTTATGATGTAATCAAAGTTGGTAAAACTCAGGTTGAAAATTCAGGACAAAATAATATGTATCAACCGAATGTTGTATTGATGAATCCAACAGATCATACCATGATGTTGTTATCAAAAGATACATCTGATCAATATTTATTTCCCACTTTCATGTCTGGATCTGAAACAGCTATTGATGGAATGACTATTATTTCCACTCCTTTAGTTACTCAAGATGAATTGTATATTCTTGATTCAAGTAAAGGAACGATTTATGATCATCGTGGATTATCTTTAGATTATGCATCAGAACATGCCGATGATTTTCTTCATGATAGAATAAGACTAAGAGCCACTTTAAGAAAGGCATTTGTTGTTCGTAATGTAAATGCGAATGCATTTTTAAAAGTTGATTCAATTGCGGCTGCCATTACAGCACTTGAAACACCTTAGAATTATAACTTAAACCTAAGATCTCCTTTCAATAAAAGGGAGGAGATCTTTTTTAAAAAGAAATTATGGCATTGAATATAGTATTAACATCAGATTTCAAAGGTTATTGG